CACCAAACAGGCCAGTGTAGGTGCCGGCAGCTTCGTCTACCGGACGATTCAGTGTCACAGTGGCACCATTGCCAGCAGCAGGATCTGCCACAACTTGATACACCGAACCAGATGAACCAATTTGCACATAGTCACCTGCACGACACACCAGGCCTGACGGCAGCGCAGTGGCAGTGACGGTGATGGTGGTGACTCCGGTGCCTGAGGGCACTGTGACGGAGAATGGGCCTGTGCCCGAGCCTTGATAGCCCACAATGCCTTCATAGCCTGGATGATTCAGCGTGATGTTGCCGGTGCTGATACGGTCAGCTTGATCCAGGCGTGCCAGATAGGCCCTGGCTTCTTCAAATGTTGATCCTGGTGATGGAGTCACTGTGAATCGCCACACACGTCCGCCGCGGCTGACACTGCGCACCACATTTTCTCTTGTGGCTGTTTGTGCCACCACTCCACGACCATCTATTGACATTTCGGCCGCATTGTTGATGATCCACTGAAAGGCTTGATCTGTTGTGGCCATTGTTTATCTCCTGTTGTTGGGCAGTCTGCGACGACCCTGTTCGGTCACAGCAAACAAAAATTCTGGATCACGAGCCAACAACTGTTGGAAGCTGGCAGCATCAGTGGCCTGTATGTTGTATGTAACCATGGTGGTGCCACCACCAGCAGTTATTGGTGACACCGAGGCTGGACCACCCACCAATTCAGGACCACGTTCACCTACCACACCAAATTGGCCACTGGGGATGCGACCTCCATCTGCAAAGAATCCAGCAAACAAGCTGGAGAAGAAGTTGCCACCGCTGCTTTTGCCTGGTGCAAACAAGCTGGCAAACAACTGTTGCAATTGACTGCGCAGTATGGTTTCAATGATTGAGTTGATGAGGTCTTTGAAACTGAGCTTGCCAGTTTTCACAAAGTTCACAATTGAATCTTCCATGCCGCGTGTGACAGTGCCAAATATTTCTTTGGCTCGCATGGCACTGTTGGTGGCCGAATCAGCATATGAACGAAACGCTTCATTCCAACCGTAACTGAATGTGCGACTATCAGCCATGAATGCTTTTTGCACATTTGCAAGACTTTCATAACCACTGATGATTCTATCAATCAAGTCACTGTCTACAATTCGTTGCAAACTTTCCTGAGTGATCAGACCCAATTCCACTTGTTTTTGCAGAGATTCAGTAATTCTCTTTGTTAGGTCATCAAAACTTTTACCAGCAACATTTGTAGTATCAATAACTTGACTGATTGCAGCGATGGCAGAGGATTGTCCCACAGCATTCAATTTGGCAGTATTGGCAAACAATGCTTCTCGCACACGCAACAAGGCATTGATACGATTTTCTATGTCAATTCTTTCTTCGGCACTGCGTGCTAGTTTGACTTGATCTTGCAACAACACGTTCTGGAGACGTTGTCTAGCAGTGGCAGTTTCTTGTTCAAATGCCACGTAACGTTGTCCCAATTCACGCAAGTTTTGAGTGGCTGTGATCTGTGCTTCGATAGCAGTGAGAGCCTCACGACCATTGCGTTGGATGTTGGTCAATTGTTGTTCATAGAACGCACGGTTGGTTTCTTTTTCTTTCTCGGCCAGGCCTTCAAAGTTGCGTTGTATGGCCAGTTCAGCAGCAGCATTCTTCTGACGTTGCTGTTGTAGAGCCGACTCTAGTTCTACTTGGTTGTTGGTGAGTCCAAGACTGCGTTCTTGCAGTTGGAGGTTTTCCAACTGTGTTTGATTGGCTAGAGCAAAATTGTCAGCAATGTCTTGCAGGGCAGCACGTTGGCGAGCCAGTGTGGTGCGTGCCTGTAGCTCAGCAGCTTCCTGTGCTGCTCGCTGTTTCTCCAGTGTATCTAGTTCTTTCTTTCGTGCTTCGGCAGCACCAGTGGTGTCTCGACGAATCTGACTTTGGCTTTTCTTGAGACGCTCAGTTTCGTTATTCACAGCCCGAGCACCATCTTCGCTCTCATCAAACAACTTAGACACCAGGCCAGTGGCAATGCCCAACTGTATGGCCAGGCCAGCAATGGCAATCACAGGATTGCGGCGCAGCACCGTGCCCAATTCAGCTGCCAGGCTCACCAATTTCACCATGCCACCAATCACAGCAGCGCCGGTCAGCACAGCAAAGGCCACGGCCACGGCTCTAATGGCAGTGACCATGGTTTCAAAACTTATGTTGATTTGAGATATATTTCGCAGCAGTGGTTCAAATGCCACCAGGGCCGCACGCTGTAAATTACCAAACAATTCTTCAATACGACCCACAGCATCAGCAGCGGCCTGAGCCGGACCCACCATGTCATCAAATTGTCCACGAGTGCTTTGCAAGTTTTGTGCAAAGTCTTCAATGCTGACACCCATGACAGCCTTGCCAAACATCTGCATGGCAATGGCACTGCGAGTGGCCGAATCCGGAATCTCCAACAAACCAGCCAACACACGATCACGCAGCTCAGTTTCGCTGAGTCTACCAAGATCCTCCAGGCTCACACCCAGGCGGTTGAATGTTTCCAGGGTCTTGAGGTTGCCTGATGCTGCTTCAAGAATGCTCTTGTTGAATTCAGCAATGAAACGTCCAGCACTTTGGCTCTCACCACCCGAGGCCTGCAAGGCTCTGTTGAGTTCATAGATGCTGCCAATGCTGACATCATAAGCACGTGACAAGTCCACGATCTGATCGGCCTGCATGGCAGCAGCAGTGGTGAGACCTGTGAGTGCAGCACCCAAGGCAGTGGCAGCAGCAGCGGCTCGCGAAAACACAGCATCAAACTGTTGACCAATCTGATCGGCTTTTTGACCAAATGCTGTGAGCTGACGATCAGCAGCAGCTAGGCCTTGAGTGAATTGCTGGCTGGCCAGCGTGAGTGCGACTTTAAGGGTTGCCATTGGCTCGGTTTACCTCTCGTTGTAGAATGCGCGGTATTTCACGCTGTGTGGGTTCAGTCATGCCCTGAGGCGCCTGACGACTGTAGCCTTCGTCCAGGCGTTGTGCATAGGGGTAAACGGCTTGAATCTCATCGCCCTGTCGGCGTGTGCGGCGTCGAGCATTGCCAGTGCGTCGTGGAGTAATGTCACGAAAGTAATCCGTGGCAGCATCAATCACTCTGTCGGGGATTTGGCTGGCTTGTGCAAATTGCTGGCGAACAGCTTGGAGATCTACTTGAATCATTGGGACCCTCTAACCCGCTGGATCATTTGCTCCAGCTCTTGTTGGCTGTATTTAGCTTCTGGGGTTTTTTCGCCGGGCTTTAGGCCCATGGCAGTGAGTCGCTGTTGCTGTTGCTGCTGGTGAAAAGCCGTGACCATGACAGCCAAGTCCCAGGTGGTGCCATGGTCCAGGCATTGGCTGGGCAATTGGCCATAGCGTTGGGCCATGACATCAATGGTTAGGGCAAAATCTCGGGCTGGGCCCTGGATCCGAGACTGTGTTATTCCCCCAGGCGGCGCATGACCAATTCAACCACACTCAGCAAGGTGCGCTGTGGCAGGGTTTGGTCTGGAGCAATCATGGGCTCACCGTTTTCGTCCAACACCAGGGTGCGAACCACTTCAATGATGTCAGAAACATTGCCATCACGCATTGACACCAGACGGCCATACACTGACATGGGCTGTGGATCTTGGATCCAGAATTCTAGGCTTTCGCCATAGGCCTGGATGGTGTGTTCATCATCCAGAGTGAGACGCACCATTTCTGGGCGTCGTGCTGCTTGGTTCAACTTCATCTGTTGATCTCCTAATCAATTCGTTAACTAACACTGTGAGGAAACCCAGCCTTGAACGCATCTTGGCTAGGTCTCGCTCAGCACATCTCAGTTCATTCTGGCTTTTGGCCAGCTCCGCCACTGAGACTTCCAACAATTCCTGGCGGGTCCGGGAATCTAACACTGTCACTTTAGCTTGATGTCACGGTGAAGTCACCGTCCACTGTGATAGAGATGGGTGACACCCATACCGGTGCATCAGCACTGACAGTGGGAGCCAGGCCAGTCACATAACCGCTTCCGGAGATGGTGACGCCGTCGCCAATGAACAGGTTAAAGTCAACAAGTTTTTTGTTCTTGCTGAGATTGAACACGCCCAAGCGAGCAGCAGTGTTGGCTGTGGCCGCGGCGTTGCCAAAGAACGTGAGTTCGTCTAGCACGAGGTTCATGTCCAGGGCATTGGTGGCAGTGGTAGCAATGTTTCGCTTGCTGCCGCTGTCAAGTTGTGTCCAGGTAAACACATCGTTGCTGTTGTTCACAGTAACATCTTGCAGCGCAGGCACGCTCATGCCAGTGTCAGCAGTTACGCCATCCACTAGCAAAGTGAGAGTGACCTGGCTTCCTGCAAGACCTGGTGTGGGATTGATATAAGCCATTTTGGTATTTTCCTTTAAGAGTTTACAATCAGCTTTCTAAAGCTGATGTCAAATCTAGTGACCTGGCGGTCCAAATCAAATTCTGTAGTGACCTGGGTCTGACGTTGGGTAGCACCCACGAGATCAGTGTCCAAGCGTGCAGCAGAGATCTGGCTCACTAGGTTGCCAAGATTAGATGGTGGTTGTTTTGAGTCTGTTGCGACATACACCGATACCGTGGTGATTTGATTCACTATGCCGGCACCGTTGAGCACGTCTATGAGGGGTTCTTGCGCGACCTGATCTTGATCCACATAGATTCTTTTCATGTTCTTGAGATACAGTGGCTGACCCTGCAGGTCCCAGGGCAGTTCCTGAGTCACAGCAAAGCCCGCCACTGACAAACCATCAAGATAATCAAGAATCTCAGTTCTCATCGCACTCTCCGCAGATTGCTCACACCCGGCATTTTTTCAGCTGATGTGATGGTATCTGAGTCGTTGAAATTATACCAATCACCCGCAGTGATCAACTCCCCAAATAGGTCGTTGTATTTCTGTTGGTAATAGGCCATCTTTCTACGCTCGGCATTGTCCTCGGTGCCAAAGTCAGCGATGTAGGGCAGAATATAATTGTATAGAGCATAGTAGCAACACAGATCAGTGAAGTCTGGTTGCCGAGCCTGGATCAGGTTGGGATCCAAGGGCGGTATGTCTGCTGCGGTGTTTATGGGCACCGCAGTGCTCTGATACATGTAATATTGCTGCCACCAATCAGTGCCTCGGATCAAGCTCAGAATGCGAGCAGTGCTGCGAACCAGTTGATCAAAAACATAGTCACTGTCAAGGCCTTCATTTTGTTCAAACAGACGAGCGTCAAGGGCTTCGAGATCCTCAGAGGTCGCAAAGCTCAACACTGTGTTTTGAAAATATATGAAAGCCATGATCAGTTGACCTCAATTACAGAGCTGCGTCACCAATGATCTTGACACCATGGCTGTTCTGCAGGATAACAGCGCCAGCAACAGCAGTAAGAGTTACGTCAGTGGCACGATTCTGTGACTGACGTGTGGCTTCCATGGTGATGCCGCCGCGCATGGCATGGCCAAGAGCTGAACGAGCAAACACAGCACCCACTGAGTCATTGTCAGTGTCAATTGCAAGCAATGCACTTTCAAAGATATTGACACCACCAACTGTGGTGATGTAGAAGGCGCTGAGCACTTGGTTACCAACATCGCTCAAGGCAGGCACATTGGTCTGGCTTGAATATGACAACTGCTTCTTGATGTTGTAAGCAACCTTGGGGTGCAACACAGCAAAGAAAGGACCTGTGAGCTTGTTGCTGCGCAGTGTGGCAGCAGCTTGCAGGATAGAATCCACAGTGACTTCAGTTGAACTGGTGCCCACGCTTTGTGTAAAGCTGGGGAACAAGTCAAACACTTGATCGTCCATGCTTTCTGCAATGGCACGACCAGATTGGTCACCCAATTGGCTCATGACATCATAGTAGGCACTGTCACGCAACATGTCGGTGACTTGGTGGTAAACCACGTGTTCAGCCAGGGTGATATCGGCCTTGGTGGTGTTGGTGTCTTGTGCAGTGGCAGCAGCTTCGTTGGTGATCAACTGAGCTGTGATGCTTGACCAAACAGGAACTTGCAGGATTTTACCTGTGTTCAAGGGTGCATCAAACACAGTCACGATCTGACGTGCAATTGAGTTTTCGTAAGCTGCAAATTCAGCTTGTGTGACCAGCGGAGCAAACAGCTCGCTGTTGTTGGTGGTATTGTTAGACATTATGTCTTCTCCTGATGTTGTCTATTAAACTCGGCCTGCTCTGCGAGCTTCCGAGTAGAGTTTACGGTGTTCAGGATTCTTCATATTCAAGCTGGATACATCAACCTTGCCTGCGGCACCTGCGCCTCGTATGTTGCTGAGACTGTTGGTGGTGGCGGGTGCAGCTGAAACAAAATGCGGATTCGAATCCAAGAATTCGCGCACTAGGTCTTCCACTGCCAGGGGCTGCCCTGCATCATTGTATCTCACGCTGCCTCGACTGTCTACAACTTCAACTTCTCCATCTGCATTGAGTCTCAAATTGGGACTCAGCAGTGTTTGAACCTGTTGTGGATTCACAGCACGATATTGTGCTGCTGCATTCACAATGGGTGAATTGACCTTGTATTCACGAATGATGGCATCGCGTTTTTGAATTTCCAAATCCTTTTTGCTGGCAAGTTCTTGCAGAGTCTTTTCAAACTCGCCACGCTTGAGTTGTTGTTCCTGTTGACGTTGTTCCCATTCTGTTTTGATGGTTCTCAACTGTTCAGGATCACCAAGGTCTTCGTAACGGCTGGCAAACTTCTTCTCAATTTGAGATTTGGTTCGTGCCAAGATTGCGTTGACTTCTTCTTGCGTGAATGTTTTGCCTGCGGCCTGATTTGCAGTGTGTGCGGGATCAGTTCCCTGGTTGTCGCCAATGTTTTGATCGGTCATTGTTTACCTCGCCCTTTATGGTTATTGATTATTTAGCAGCCCGAGGCTGATCAACGTGGTTTTGGTCCTGGACGTTTTTTCTTGTAGCTTGTGGCCATGTTATTCTCCCTCAGAGTTCAAGATATTCCTGGCCCAGGTCAATCCAGCGGGCCCACCCCACAGGAGATATGCCTGAGTTCCAGGTGTTTCAGAGCCAGGATCATAATAGGTTCTGGCTCTGCTCAAGAAACTGAACGTTCTACGAACAGTGTCTAGACTTACCAATTCGCGATTGGCAAATTGATTTGCGCGGGCCAAGCCCACTGCTGTGCCACCACGACGGGTGCGTGGTTGCTGTGCTCGCATTGCAAGACCACGACGAGCGGCTTGAGCCATGGCCTCAGTGGGTCTATATGCCATTACAGACGCTGGCCTGCTGGAGGTCTATAGCCTGACCTGTAGGCAGCACGACCTTGAGCTGCGGCCCGTTGTTGGGCATCTGGACCAGTGTAGATCTTGCCGGTATCGCCCCAGCGATAGCCCACACGTCCACCAGGTCCCATGACTCGTTTCACTGGCATATCAGTCTCCCATTTCCTCAATCTCTTCTTCAATGCGGCCTTCCCAGGCTCGGCACCAGAACACAGGATTCACTGTCTCATCCCACTTGCTACATCCCTGTGTGATGGGATCATAGTATGAACAATTGGCACAGTTCTCGCCGGCAGGCACACCTGGTGTGTCAGCAGGCACATAGGCTGAAGGTAATCCATCTGACCAGGTCATGACCTTGGCAGGTTCTTCCACGCCCAGGAGCTCAAGAATGTTGTAGTCAATCACTCGGTAGACACCGGGATCAGTGGCTGTGTTCTTGGCGATGCTGAGATTCTGCATGGTCTTTTCTGCATCACGGATATTGAAGTTGTTGGGGTATTCAGTGTGTCCATGATATTCCAGACCCAGGTAATGTGCGAACCAGGTCCAGATCTGTTCTTCGGCCAGTTCAAGATTGTCACCCATTTCGGCCAGTCGTGCATTCAACAACTGGAATTCTGTTTCCAGGGCAATGCCACTCGCACTGCGTGTTTCAGTTTGACGAATGCCTCCGGTGTTGGCAATCTTGTCAATGGCGTCAATCAGGTTCTTTTTCACATCCAACATGGCACGCAGTTCAGCACCTGAATATTCCAGCAGGTAAGGCTTGAGTCCTGGGTCCAAGTTGTCAGGCATGTGTATGATTGATCCTGCGCCAATGCCGGCCTGTGTTTCCGGAGTTTTCACCAGGCTGGGGTGACCATCCACACGAATGCTTTGCTCCATCTCTGAGTTGATGTTGTAGATCATTCTGTTGAGATCAGCAATGTCTGTGATGGCTGACACACCAACGCCACGCACCGGTGATTTTGAATTGTATATTGTGACAACAGGAATGGCACCCAGTT